TTCCATGGTCCAAAACCGGCGCTTTACATAGTCGCTTGCTATGCGGAAATCAACTGTTTTCTGCATAGCGCGATTGCGATTTTGAAAAGCCAAGCATTCCGCGGCCTTTTCGGATGCGCTTTCAGAGGGGATTTCTGCATAGCCCTTTCCACCTGTTGCGCTGCTGAAGCTCACGGCGTCCCGCTGGCATGCCTGCTGCCCCGCTGCTGCGCTCGTGGCGATGCGCCTGACGCCGCTGCGCTCGCTTGCATGGGGTCGTGTCTCACTGCCCGTGCGCCCGTCTGTGGCGCTGGCGTTGCGCTTGCCAGCGATGGCGCGTGCTTCGCTGCTCGTGCCGCCGCGCGTCCTGTCCCGCTCGCATGCGTGCTGCTCCATTGCTGCGCTGCTCGTGACGCCACTGCTGCGCTTGCCGGTGAAGGATCGTGCCGCATCGCATCGCCTGCCATAGTGACCCTCCGCTCAACGCCTCGCACTACTGGTCACGTCGCGCGCCCATGTGTCCCGCTGCTTCGAAGGGGGGAGTACCGGGGGCGTACCCCCGCCGCCCGACTTCGTGCGTATCTTGCTACTAAGCATCCTGCGCCGAGGAAAAATCCAGAAACTCAGGCGAGGGCCGTCTAATGGCGCGCGCTCATCGCGAAACATTGCGCAAGCGACCGCAGCCGCCGCCGATCCCAGTGGGCGAGCGCCGCCCTGGTGGGCGCCCGTGCACGCCACTGATACCAGTGGACGAAGCCGGGCTCGGGCCGGCGATGCTGGCGCTCACGCCCGCCATGCGCGCCTTCGTCGTGGCGAAAGTCATCTATGGCCTCAACAATACCGACGCCGCGGAGAAGGCCGGCTATTCGTCAGCTTCGCCGCATGCGCTCGGGGTCGTCGGCAGTCGCCTCGCGCACGATGAGCGCATTCAATCCGCCATCTTGGAGGAAGGCCAAAAGCTGATGAGGTCGGAAGGGCCAAAGTCGGTCCACACGCTCGTTGCCATCCGCGACGACAAGCGAACGGACGCGAAGGTCAGGCTGAAGGCGGCGACCGAACTATTGGACCGCAGCGGCTTCCATGCTGTCGCGGAAACGCATGTCTCTGTCGAACACCGATTGAGCGACGAAGACAAGGACCGGCGCATGCTGGCGCTCTGTGCGGAGCTTGGCATCGGTCCCGCCGAAGCGAAGAAGCTGCTCATTGCGCCGCCCGACGCGAAGACCTTGGAAGCGAGCCTTGACGCGAACGTCCAGGACGCGGAGTTCGAAGACGTTGTGCCCGAGCGCGAGTTGACGCCCGAAGAGCGCGCGGCCGAAGACAAGCGCGAACGCGACAACGCCACGCGCCGCATTCGCCGCGCCATGACGCCCGATGAGCGCAAGGCCCGCCGCGCGCAGATGCGCAGCGAGTTGAGCGCCCGCATGAAGGCGAAAGCAGAACAGCGGTCAGAGGGCAGCAGCGAAGGCTTGGAAGACTTACTCGCGCCGGAGGTCGATGTGTCGTGACACCGGATGCCACCATTGGAGTAGCGCGCGCCATCCTGAAGGCCGGCCCGCTATCTGTCTTTGCCGCCATGGTCGCGGCGGCAATCGCTGGCGCCACGTTCCGCGACCGGCTGACCGCAATCGTAATTCTGTTGGAGGGAGCAGAACGAGGGCTTTGGAAACCCGACGCCGTATCCGCGGCGTTGGAACAACGTAGGAGTGAAGTGCAATGACCAATGAAGTCCGCCCGACCAATTGGACCCCGACGCCGAACGAAGCGCGTCAGATGGCCGAAGAGCTTGTGAAGCACGCCGGCCTGGGGATCGATGACGCCAACAAGCTGCTCGTCGGCACGGGTGCCCCGCCGCTCGCGGCGCCGGGCTCGCGCGACGCGGCGATCCTTCAGCGCGACCGGCTGAAGAATGACCCGGAGTGGGCGAAGCGTTTCCTCGACGGCGACACGGCCGCGCGTTCGGAAATGACCAAGCTCAATGCCCTGATCGTTGGGGAACAGCCGTGACCGGATGGAAGGACGAACGCCTCGCACTATTGGAGCAGCAGGCGAAGGCCAAGCGTGAAAACGCACTGCGCAGCTTCGAGCCTTACAAAAAGCAACAGGAGTTTTTCGAGTTGGGGGCCACCAAGCGCGAACGCCTGCTCATGGCCGGCAACCAGCTTGGCAAGTCCGTTGCCGGCGCCTTCGAAGTCGCGTGCCACCTGACCGGCGAATACCCCGATTGGTGGACGGGCCGGCGATGGGACCGCGCTGTCATCGGATGGGCGGGCGGCGAAAGCTCAACGGCCGTGCGCGACATTCAGCAACGCAAGCTCTGTGGACCGCCCGGCGTCGAAGCCATGCTGGGAACCGGAATGATCCCCCGGCGCGCCATCGTCGGGAAGTCGCTCGGGCACGGCGCCAGCGACGCCTTCGACACGATCAAGGTCAAACACGTCTCGGGCGGCGTCTCGGAACTGAGCTTCAAGTCATACGAGCAGGGGCGCACCAAATGGCAGGGCGCCAGCCTGGACTTCGTGTGGATGGACGAAGAGCCGCCATTGGACGTGTACATTGAGGGCATGGCGCGCGTTGGCGCCACCAAGGGCATCGTGTTCCTGACCTTCACGCCCCTTCAGGGCATGTTGCAGGTCGTGCCGCGCTTCCTCAACGAGCATTCGCCGGATCGTGCGGTCGTGCAAATGGGGATCAATGACGCCCTGCACTTCACGCCCGAAGAGCGCGCCGCGGTCATCGCCGGCTATCCCGCCCACGAGCGCGAAGCCCGCGCCAATGGTGTCCCGCTGCTCGGCTCGGGCCGCGTTTGGGAAGAGGTGGTCGAAGCCGACATAACGGAAACCCTGCCGCTGGCGGAAGTGCCGTTCGAATGGACGAAGCTATGGGGGATCGACTTCGGCATTGCGCATCCGTTCGCGGCCGTGCTGATCGCCTGGGATCGTGACGCGGACTGCATTCACGTCCTGCACGCCATCCGCATGACAAATGCGCTGCCCGTGATGCACGCCGCCGCCATAAAGCCCATTGGTGCGGCCGTGTCCGTTGCCTATCCGCATGACGGCACGCAACGCGACAAGGGCTCGGGCGTCACGCTCGCGAAGCAGTACAAGGCCGAAGGTCTGCCGATGCTGCCCGAACACGCCACGCATGCGGACGGCGGCTATCAGACCGAGCCGGGCATCCTGGAAATGTTGCAGCGGATGCGCACCGGCCGGTTGAAGGTCGCGGTGCATCTAAGCGATTGGTGGAACGAGTTCCGCAACTATCATCGCAAGGACGGCCTCATCGTGAAGATGAACGATGACCTCATGTCCGCAACGCGCATCGCGGTCATGGCGCGCCGGCATTCGAAGCCCGGTGCGCTCGGGAGCCGGGCGCGGCGCAATGACAACGGCCGCGAGAACACGCCCGAAGCCATCCGCGCGCGCAACGACTTCGACATCTTCACGGGTGAGTGAAGTTGTGCAAGGATTTGGACCGCGGCGTCGGGGATAGAGGCGATGGAGGAACCAAGGCTCTTCGATCTCAATATCGAAAAGATATTGGAAGCTTGGGACAACGCCCACGCCGTTCGCGAGTTGATCGCCAACGCCCTAGATGAACAGGTGCTAAGTAACACGCGGGAAATTGAAATCGCAAAGGATCGCAGGGGCGCCTGGGTCATTCGGGACTTCGGCCGCGGACTGCGCTACGAAAACTTCACACAGAACGAGAACCCGGAAAAGCTAAACGCGGTCGGTCGTGTAATCGGCAAGTTCGGTGTCGGGCTGAAAGATGCGGTGGCGACCCTTGATCGAAGCGGCGTTGCCGTCGAAATTGAGTCTGCTCATGGCATCATCACGCTCAAGCAGTCGGCCAAACACGGCTTTGGTAACGTCGTTACGCTTCATGCCGCTGTCTCCTCGCCCCGTGATGCAAACTTCGTAGGCACCGCCATTCGGCTCACTCAGTTGCCAGATGCGGACATGGAGCGGGCCAAGAGTTTCTTTTTGAAGTTCTCCAATGAGGTGGTCCTAGAGGAGACACGCATCGGGCGCATTCTCAAGAAGAGCGGCGGCGCGAGTCGAATTTATGTCGCTGGCCTGCTCGTAGCGGAGGAAGAGAATTTCGCTTTTTCGTATGACATCTTGAGCCTGACCGAGGCAATGAAAAAGGCATTGAACCGC